GCCTTTTGAAGTATTGGCAAAATTAGGTCGTCAAGTTTCGATGCCTAAAAATCAATCTGAAACGTATGTTGCTCGTCGTATTGTGCCTTATGGTGCAACTACTAACAATGCTAACCAGTTCTTTGCGAATGGTGCAGCAGGTGCAGATCGCGGTGCAGCATTAGCAGCGGCGCATATTACACAAGAAGGCGTAACGCCGTCAGCAGATAGCATCGTTGTTCAAGATATTACCGCAACAATCAATCAATACAGCTGCTTATACGGCTTTACTGACAAAGTTGTGGACTTGTACGAAGATGACATTCCTGCTGAAATCAAAACACAAATCGGTGAACGTGTTGCGCTTGTGAATGAAATGATTATTTACGGTGTGTTGAAATCTTGCACTAATACGTTTTTTGCTGGTGTCGGTACAAGTGTTAGCACAACAAACGACAAAATCACACTTGGCTTATTGCGTAAAATCGCACGTTCAATGCAAGCAAATCATGCGCGTCCAGTGACAACCATGTTAAAAGCATCGGCTAACATTTCAACTGAACCAGTTGAACAGGGTTATGTTGTTGTTTGCCACACGGATTTAGAACCAGATTTGCGTGATATTGCTGGATTTATTCCAGTGAGTAAATATGCAACTGGTACACCAATGGCTAACGAAATCGGGCGTGTTGAACGCTTCCGTTTTGTGACTTCACCTGACTTGCCTGCTACTTATGCAGGTGGTGCAAGTGGTACTGCGGGTTCTGCTGGAACAGGTTATTCATCTATTACTAACCCACCTAGCAACCCTTCTGGTACAACAAAATTCGGTTCATCATTAACAAATAATGCTATCGATATTTACCCATTCTTTGTACTCGGACAAGATGCTTTCTCACAAATCGCATTACGCGGCAAAGAATCAACCGATCCTACCTTTATCCCAGCAGGTGAAAAAACCAAGTCTGATCCACACGGTCAACGCGGTTATGCTGGTGCTATCTGGTGGAAAGGTGTAATGATCGAGAACAATCAGTGGATGGCACTTGGTTATTGCGGTATTTCTGCGCTTTAAACTTTAAACACACCCCAAGCATTTTGCTTGGGGTGTGACAACTTATTATCTCTATTATGAGGATTTAAAAATGGCTAAAGCATTAGCATCTACCTATACCTTGATTGCTGGTAATCCACAGTCTGAATCATCTTTAACTAAAACTTTCTTTTTGTCTGGTATTACTATCACGGCGGCTGACTATATTGAGTTGGATGTTGGATTTAAACCTCGCAAGGTTTGCATTCAAAACGTCACAGATTTAATTCTCACAGATTGGAATGAATCATTAACCAAAACTGTAAATAGTCAAAGTTTAGTCGCAGGCGTTAAGTATAAAATCTTAACGGTTGGCGGCGTAGACTATACATTAGTTGGCGCACCTAACTCTGTAGTTGGTACAGAATTTATTGCTAATTCTACGGTAGGAGGAACAGGCGGGACGTGTATTACATCGGATGATATTTGTATTAAAACATCGGCATTAGGCGCAATCAGTCTTGTAACTGCAACACCAAGCGTTATTGCAAAAGATCGATCATTGATTATTGCTGAAAATGCAACGACAGCTATTTTATTAGCGTCAAAAGTTTATTCAATTGTCGTAACTGGCTAAAACAAAAAAAACCATGAGAGGTGTCTTGCAGTGAAAGCTGCATTGCATCTCTCATTCTAAATACAAAAAAGGAACTCACTCATGGCACAACAAGAATTTAATACATCGGAAATCGCACCGAAACAAAAACGCGAAATCAAATTAGATTTGAATACGGATTTAACGCAAGTGCGTCAAAATGAAGATATTATTATCGAAACAGGCGCAATCAATAAAGATTACTTGGATGAATTAGCGTTTATGGAAGAACCCGTTACGATTCGCTTAGAACGTACTGCTGAAAAAAACGCCCCTGCATTTATTGATGTTAGCGTAAATGGCAGAACGGAATGGCTTGAAAAAGGCAAGCCTGTAACGATTGCTCGTAAATACATCGATGTTTTAGCGCGTTGCAAATCTGACTTCATTGAAACGGTTGCTCCGAATGCTGAAAGCGGTGAAATTGTGAATCGCTTAATGCGTAATACCACTGCAAAACACCCATTCACAGTTATTGCTGATCCTAGCCCACGCGGCTATGACTGGCTAACAGGCGTTTTAGCACAATAAAAAGGAGTTACACTTATGTCAGAAGCTGTCGCGTTATTCGATCCAAATACAGGTAGTTATGCCAACATTGTAGCTGGCGTATTACAAACCAGTGCTACATTAACAGGCGGGACAATATCATCATCTAATGTAGTCGCAACTGCATCCATTAGTAATGTTGCATCATCTGCAACCAGTGTTACGCTATTGGCTGCAAATGCCGCTAGATTAGGCGCAGTTATTAGCAATGATTCAACAGCTAATTTGTTTATTAAGTTTGGCGCAACCGCTTCTGCCACATCATTCACCGCCAAGTTATTGCCTAATGATGTTTTTGTTATTGATTCTTTATTACTGTACAAAGGAGTAATAGATGGAATATGGTCGAGCGCGAATGGTTTTGCGCGTGTAACGGAGCTAACTTAAATGACAGGTATAATTAAAGCACCAGTAGCAGGTGGTGGCGGATCATCTACAGCATCATCTATTGTAAATACCCCTGCTGGAAATATATCAGCAACTGATGTTCAGGCGGCGTTGAATGAATTAGATGCTGAAAAACAGGGAGTTTTAGTTTCTGCTACCAACATTAAAACTATCAATGGTATTTCTATACTTGGAACTGGAAACATTGACGTAGCAGGTGGTGCAGGAGGCATAGACGCACCAACCATTCACGCATTAACATTAGGAATTTACTAACATGGCTAAAACATTTACTGCGCCATTCGCGCAAACTATCAACAGCAGCAACGCGGTATTAACTACTTTAACGGGCGGTATTACTACTGATACAGTGACTAACAGCGTGTTACTTTTTACAGCAGGATTAGAAGGTTCGATTATTTCAGTTATTGAAGCGATGCCACGCTCTACTGTTACCGCAACGAATATCTATTTATTCTCAAGTATTGATTCTGGTACTACCTTGCGCTTGATTGATTGTGCGCTAATGCCTGCTCAAACTTTATCGACAACGGCAGCAGTTACACAAACAGTATTTGCCAATTATACAGAGGACTATCCGTTGCGATTGAAAGCAAGTGAACGCTTGTATGTTGCTGCTTCTGTTTCGTTAGCAAGTGGTATTGTGGTTGAAGCGCGTGGGATGGATTACTAATTATGAGAGAACTAAAACCACTCAAGGCTAATAAATTATCGTCCGATGTAAATGTGTTTAAGCGCGGTATTGAGGTCAATGGGATTTCATTTTGTAAAATGATTCCGTCACCGAAGGGATATTACAGCGTAATAATAGGAGACCACCCTTCTAAAATTACAGATAGCATATATCAAGCAGTTAGTATTGGCACTGGGATGGCTTCCGTAACATTGATTGGTACAGAATCTGTGTCAATCGGGTGGGGGGCGCGAGGTACGTCAACAAGTGCGACTGCCGTAGGCGTTAGTTCTTCTGCTTCTTCTAATTCTGTTGCCATTGGGGGCAATGCTAATTCTGGCGGTAGTAGCTCGGTTGCAATCGGTAAGAATAGCAGCGCATCTCAAGCCTATTCGACATCTTTAGGCGCACAATGTACAGCCAGCAGTAACTACACTATTGCCGCTGGATATAGTACAGTGGCATCTGGGTATAAAAGCATCTCTATTGGGAATGTAAATACCGCATCAGGAGAGTCAACAATCTGTATCGGCACTGATTCAAAATCCAGTAATAAATACTCAATTTCAATTGGAACTAGCGTCTCATACAACCAAACAGCTTTTTTGGCGGCTGCAGCTACTACAACTATTGCTAATCTTATGTATGTAATAACCACTGTAGGTACAACAGACTTCACATTGATTGGCGCGACATCCAATACAGTAGGTGTAGAATTTTTGGCTACTGGTGCAGGGTCAGGAACAGGGACTGTGACACTAGCTGGAAATAATATAGGGATTGGCACAAGAAGCCTTTTAGCCCTAACTACAGGGGCAGGAAATGTCGCTCTTGGTGTTTCTTCACAGTCGCTTAATACTGCTTATAACAACTGTACATCCATCGGAGTATCTTCACAGGTAACAGGTTCAAACCAAGTTCAACTCGGTGGTTCAGCGACTACCACTTATGCCTACGGTGCAATTCAAGACCGTTCTGATATTCGAGATAAAGCAGATGTTAGAGATACTACTTTAGGTTTATCATTTATTGAATCATTACGCCCTGTTGATTTCAAGTGGGATAAACGGGAAGATTATCGTACTTTACCCCCTACTAAACCAGAATACCCTGAGAAACCAGATAACCCTAAACGAGTAGATTCGTTACAGCTCGCAGGTGAAACTCCAGAAGATTATGGAATTCGTATTGATGCTGAATGGCTGGCTACGTTAGATGCTTACGAGGCTGAGTATAAAACCTTAACTGATGCTGTTGATGCTGAGTTCTCTATTATACATGATGCTTGGCTAGAGACTAACAAACTGGCTAACATCACTCACGATGGTTCTAAAAAACGTAACCGCTACCATCACGGTGTAATTGCTCAAGAAGTACCTGCTGAGTTTGGTGGTTTACAGAATCATGCTCTAAAAGGCGGCGATGATGTCTGGTCAGTTGGTTATGAGGAGTTTATTGCGCCGTTGATTAAAGCGGTTCAAGAATTATCAGCAGAGAACAAGCTATTGAAAGCACATCTAGGATTCCT